GAGGGCGCCCCTGGTGGGTGGTGGTTAGCCGCTGGTGCGCAGGTAGGCGTTGTGACCGGAATAGTCTGGTCCGTAACCCTCTGGGTCGCGCCACTCTTCACGGGCTGGCTCGACAGCACTCGCCAGCGTCTCAATGTGTTCAACCGCACCGGCCAACGTCTCCAAGTGCTCTGCGATTGCCTCCAACGCCTTGACCTTGCGTCGCTCAAGCGCTTCGTCTTTTTTCTCCTTTGACGGCTCCATCACTTCGCCCACGGCGGTTTCGACGTTGCAACCTTCGGTGCTCCAGCAGGCGCAGCAGCCTGCACCGACCCGTTCGCCTTGAACGCCTTGACTTCGTTCCTGGCGCCGTACTGCTCGCTTTCCTGCACCGCCAGTTTCACGCTAAGCCGCTTTCCGATGAACTGATCGGAATCCTTGGCTTCAGGCAGCCCAACCGCGCGCAACAGCTCGCCCATCTGCTGCGAACCAATTCGTTCAGCTTCCGGGTTGGGATTGCGGAGATTGAGATTGCCGAAGACAACGCGCCCCTGATGAGACGGTCCCTCGACGTCGTAACGCAACTTGAGATAGACGCCGGTGCCTGCCTTTGTCGCCTTTATTTCGCCTTCAGTGATACAGACGTCGTACCAGCCTGGGGGCAAAGGATCGAAGTTTCGATCACTTTTAGGCATTTCAGATTCAACGTAAACCAATTCAAAACGTGCCATTATTTCTTCTCCGTTAGGGCAAACGAGGGTCTGCCGGGTTTTGACGTGATGGCCCCAAGCAGCGGGCCGGTGATCGAAGTGTCTGCGGCGTCCCACGCCTTGCGGTTGATTTCGGGCTTCCAGCGAAACAACGCCGAAAGGTGGTCGGACAACCCCGCGTTGCGCGCCAGCTCTTGCAGCACGTCGCCGTCAACCTTGCGGTCGATCCGGCCCGTGATCTTGAGAACACCGTGGGTCGCCGTGCCGTCAAGGTCGGCAGGCACCCCCAGAAACGCTATAATTTGATCATGGATCTTCCGGCGTTCCTCGTGCGCCGATTGCTCCGTTGCTTTGGCGATGGCCCAATTGAGTTGCAAAGATTCAAGGTTCACTTCGCACCCGCGATCTTCTTGATGACAGCGCCAAGGTCGCCAGGCTCAGTTGTATCCAGCCGACCGCTGCGATCCTTCGCCTGCCACACTCCGTCACCATCGGTGAGCAGCGTTCGCGTGCCGTCTGGCCCCACCCTGAGCGCCAGCACCTCGTCGAAGAAGTATGGAAGTTGCTGGGCAAACACCTTACCCGGCATGCTCGGTGAGTACAGCAGGCGCCCTGTCTCGTCGGCGGTCTTGTCTAACTTCGCCAGCATCACAACGTGCATGGGCAAGTCGCGGAAGGCCCGCACAAGGTCGGCCATAGCTTCCTGCATGGCGCCGTAGGCCTGCCGTGGGTCTTTGGCGGTCTTCTTCTCTGCGTTCAGGACAACTTCGGCCACTTCGCTGATCGAATCGATCACAACAGACTCAAAGCCGTGATCCTCTTTCGAAAGCCAGGACCACGCCTCACGCAGCGTTTCCAAGCTGTCGATCTCAACGTAGGGCACGTCGGCCCCAGCAATCGACAGCAGCCCTGCTTCAGCGCTAAGCACGATTGGTTTAGGCAGCGTGGGGATCAGACAGGTCTTGCCTGTGCCAGCGCCACCGTACACGAGTAACTTGATGACGGCTGCGTGCAGCGCACCCGTGCGTTTCAGACTAATAGCCATGCGGCCTCCGTGTTGACGCGGTCGGGAAATCCGGTTGCGTCTTGTGCTTGTAATCTAGCGGCAAGTGCCGATAAAAGTCAAGCCATGACGAAAAAAACAAGAACACTGGAGCAAATCAGGGCCGCACTCAGTGATCGCAATTTGTCAAAGGTGGCTGAGCGAACTGGGCTTTCAGCAGACACGCTCTACAGGATCGTCAACGGCGAGGGAACACCAACACACGCTACCCTCGTCGTTTTGTCGATCTACGTCGACGGGGGCACCGATGGCGAAGTTTGAGCGCATTTACACTGCTGGCGAGGCGGAAACGCGAACGCCAGAGCAGCAGCTCATTGATGCCATCACATACGAAGGCTTGCCAGCGCCTCCCGGCGTCACCCTCGACGGTAAGGTGCATCGCTTTGGTACCGACCGCACCTGCTGGTACGTCGGGTACGGTGACGGCAGACCAGCGGGGCACTTCGGCTGCTGGCGTCGTCAAATTGACGTCGTCTGGCGCAGCGAAGGCGGGCCGGTACTGAGCGCGGCAGAGGAAATCGAGCACGCCAGGCGCGTGACCGTGCTCCGGCAAGAGCGGGACGCTGAGCTCGCCCAGAGCAGGGAGCGCGCGGCGGGTGTCTGCGTCACGATCTGGGACAGCCTGCCATCAGCGCCACCGGAGCACCCCTACCTGAAGCGCAAGGGCATTCAACCTCACAGCGCACGGCTGACGCCTGACGGTCGGCTTGCCCTGCCTCTGTGGGACGCGGAAGGCAAGCTGTCGACGCTCCAGTATATCGACGACGACGGCGGCAAACGCTACCACCCTGGCGGCGCAACAGGTGGGTGCCTTGGAATCATTGGCGAAATCACCCCCGGCGTGATCTACCTTGCCGAAGGTTTCGCCACCGCAGCCACGATTCACCAAGTCACCAGCAGGCCTTGCATCGTGGCCTACAGCGCCAGCAACCTTGTGCCCGTCGCCGGTCTTCTCGTGGCGCTGTACGGGCCTCGTGTCGTCGTGGTCGCCGACAACGACAAAGGGCAAGTGGGGCAACGTGCAGCAGAGCAGGCCAGCGCGAAGCACGGCGTGCGCGTTGTGATGCCGCCGTCGTTGGGCGACGCCAACGACTACGTCGCTGCTGGTAATGACCTCGCGGCTTTGCTTGGTGATCGTGCGGCGCAATGGCTTGTGCATGCCGATGCATTCTCTGAGCAACCACCAGCTATCGAGTGGCTGGTGCGCGGGTGGGCGCAAGCCAACGCCTTGATCATGGTTCACGGGCCATCGGGATCAGGCAAAACGTTCGTTGTACTCGATTGGTGCCTGCGGATGGCCGGTGGCGTCGTCGATTGGCAGGGATGCAAGGTAACGCCGGGCGCCGTCGTGTATTTGGCCGGCGAGGGACACCACGGACTGCGGGGCAGGATCAAGGCGTGGAAGATCAAGCACGGCAAAGACAATCTCGATATGCACCTGTCAAGGTCAGGTTGCGACCTGAACACCCTTGCAGGCTACCGCCATGCACACGATGCAATCGCCGCGCTGGAAAAGGCACCGGCTGCTGTCGTCGTCGACACCTTGCACCGATTCCTGCTGGGCGACGAGAACAGCGCTCAAGACGCCAAGGGAATGCTTGATTCGTGCGCGAAGCTCAGCGCGGCTTTCGGATGCGCTGTAATCCTTGTGCATCACACCGGCGTCAGCGACGAGGCACAGCACCGTGCGCGAGGTTCATCGGCATGGCGCGGGGCTCTGGACATTGAAGTCAGCGTCACCAGCAAGGATGGGATCATCAAAATCGAGCAGCGGAAGGCCAAGGACTCCGAGCTGCTGGCGCCGATTCACGCCTGCCTTGAGCGCGTGACGATCCCCGGATGGCTGGACGACCTGAAACAGCCGGTTGTGTCTGCGGTGCTGACGGCCCACGATGGCCCGCCACCGCGTGAGAAGGAAAGTCCCGGCGCGAAGCACAAGAAAGCGTGGGAAAACGCGTGGTGGGCGTCTGGGGCCGAATTGCTGGACGGTGCGCCCTACCTGACTCGGTCGGCTTTGTCGCACTACCTGGAGACGACTGCTGGCTGGTCACCGGCCAACCTGCGCCAGCACCTGAAGCCCTCCGCTGAGCCAGGCCGGTTCCTTCGGGACTTGCTGGACTGCGGGTATCTCGCAATCGCTGGCGCGGGATGGAGAGTGATCGACCCTGCCCATGCTTCCAGGTTAAATCTGGCCCGTACCGCTGATGTAGGTGAAGGTAAACCATAGGGACGCTCGTACGTGGTACTTATACGGGGCTCTTACAGAGCCCCCGTACCGTACCGTACCACGTTTTCGCCTTGCCCATGGTACGTCGTACCAGAAAAGTACCGGCACGTACCAACGTACCAGAATTCAAATTCTCCAGGTTAATTTTGGGGGAATTCAAATTCTCTAGGTTAATTCTGGGGGAATTCAAATTCTCCAGGTTAATTTTGGGGGAATTCAAATTCTCTAGGTTAAATTGTG